AGCAAGTATTCAAAAATCTTCTTCGGTCAGAAAGAGTATTACGACATTGCCCCATTCAGATTCCCGATCTACAAAGATCTAGTAGCAGGCGAGATCGAAGGAATTGAAGACGTAGCCCGTAAACAGGCGAAGAATACCTATGCGCTGCTGAAGATCGCAAAGGACATCGCCGTTAAGCAGGAGATTCCAGTTCAAGAAGCGCTGGACGCTCTTGCCGACGTCAACGAGAACCAAGAGGTGCTCTATGACTACGTCGATCAACTTGCGGATATTCAGACCCATGGCCAGTCTGCAAGCGAACAGAAAATCCTGACTGTGACCCTGTTTATGAAATACAGGGCTGAGCTGAAGGAAGGCAAGAAATGGGTGCAGCTCCCAGATTGGGAGATTAGTGACACCAGGGAGATGCCCAGCCGGATGCTCGACGAGATCTATACCTTTGTTGAGTGGGAACGAAACGGCTGGCCTGATCCTGACGACGAAGAAGAGGAATCTGAGGGAAACTGACCGAAGAGGTGGTTACTGAGCGTATTGCTTTCCTACGGCAGTACCTAGCCACCTCTGAACTCGATCTCCTAAACGTTTATTCCGAACTCCGGGCATGTCCAGCGGGGATGGACATCGGTCGGGATGAATTCGTCCGTATGCCCCTCAAGCTTATCTACGAGCTTGTTCGGTTCGGCTCAGAGCAACAGAAGCGCACTGCAAATATAAATTCAATTTCTACAGCAAGACTCGCTGGCATTATTATTAGTATTGCCAAGAGCTTCAGCAAAGAAAAGACGGGTGAAGTCAACATCGATCAGTTGTTGCCTTTCCCTCTCAACGAAGAGGCCAATCTTTTTGTTGCCGAGACTAGAGAGGTATTTAAGGGTCTAATTGCTAAGCGTAAGTTGCCTGTCTATGTAATCGCTTCGCTTAGCAGAGTTATTAGCACATAACCCGATAAAATTAACTTACGGCGTGGAGTTTCTGTGGCTCAAGGTCAATATACTTACAAGCTTGACGTTGAGAACAGCCGTGCGCTGAAAAAGCTTGCTGAGTTTGCTAAAGCATCTGATAAGGCTACACAGCGAATTGAGAAAGATTTTAGAAGTCAGAAAAAATCACAGCAGCAACTAGGTCAGGAGCTTCGTCAACTTAAGGTCAAGTATCAAGATGCCCAAAATGCTGCTAAGGGTTTTGGTGTCCAGGGTAAGAACAACAGAGACCATATAGATAGTATTCGCAGACTTAAAAAGGAGATAAGGGAAACCAGAGACGCATACGCAAAAGCTCGACAAGCAGCAGCTAGCTTTAACGCTGCGCAGCAAAGGCAGCGTCGGGCTGGTATGTCCGGCCAATACGGCTCTCCTATCGGCCCAGCCCCCGCAATGCGTGGGTTCAGGGGCAACACCGGTATGCGAGCCGCTATTGGGGGCGGGGTTGCAAGTGGTTTGGCGGGGGGAGGCGGTGCTGGGCTTCTTGGTTCTGCAATGGCCGGTGGTGTTGCAGGAATTGCAGCAGCAGTTGTAGGCCGGGCAATTCAAGCTGTTGAGGATCTAGCCCGTGCAACAGCTCAATACGCCAACGACGCAGCAGTAGCAGCTGCTCAGACGCAGAAGATGCAGATCGCCCTCAAGGGCGTAACAGGTGCAGGATTCGTCGATGCGCTGGCAGACATTCGCCAAGTCACTAAGGACTACAACGTCCCGCTGCAAGACGCGACGAAGAGTTTCACACGTTTTTCCGCATCAGCTAAAGCCTCTGGTGTTGGTGCAGAAGATATAACTAAATCCTTCCGTGGATTGATCGCGGCCAACAAAGCTTTGGGTGGTTCGCAAGAACAAGCGAACGGAATTTTGCTGGCTGCTACACAAGTATTCGGCAAAGGTAAGGTCTCTGCAGAAGAATTAAGAGGGCAAATCGGTGAACGTTTGCCAGGTGCAGTTGCGCTCTTTGCAGAGTCAATGGGCATCACAACCGCAATGCTCGACAAGCGTCTTGAGGAAGGCACTGTCTCGGTCGAGGACTTTGTCAATTTCACAAAGACGCTGCTGGAAGATTTTGACAAGCAAGCAAAGGACATCGGAAACAGTTCTGCTGAGGCTGGGCAGCGTCTAGCCAATGAACTGGATGAGCTGCAAAGAAATATCGGCAATCTGCTGATGCCGATCGGTGCTGAATTCCAAAAGGTTTTTGGCGAAATCGTTGGTTATATCAACCAAGCCATACGAGCCCTGAATAATTTCTTGGGCTTGGGTACTGAAGGCGCTATTGCTAAGACAAGACGTGAGCTTGATGCTGCTCAAGATAGGTTCAATCGCCTTAATGAAGAAACAACAAATGAGGACGGGACTGTAAAGACGAGTAAGGACACCAGGGTTCAAAACAGAATAAATCAGAGACGAAACCAAGCGATGGTGGCTCTCGGGGAGATGGAGCGCTTGAGTGCTGAACTTAAAGAGCTTGAGGGTCGAGGCTCCGGCACTATTGAGCAGGGAACGCTGGTTACCTCAGAAGACTTACAGAACAATCGTGAAGGCACTGGAAAAGACACTGCAGCTCAAATACGACGACTTACCGCTACAGATGCCCGACGTGCGGCTGAGGCAAGAGCCCGCGAGGTTGAAAAGTTCGATAAGCAGCGTTTCAAACTACTGGAAAGACTTCGTCGGAATGACGCCAAGATTGCCGAGGCACAGCTCAGCGGCACACAACGTGCTCAGTTGGGCATTCTGAACACATATCAAGAACAGAACAGAGCCGTCGCCAACGAGATTGCCTCACTGGATAGCGCCGTCACCAAGGCAGAGGCAAAATTGGAAGCTGCCAAGGCTCAACTAGCTGCTGCTGCCCCTGGATCTGTGGATGCAGCTAGGGCTACTGGTTTGGTTGAGAGAGCAGAAATAGGGCTTACAGGAGCCCAAGCTCGCCTTGGTCAATTCAAGGAGTCAGCCGGTGCCCTAAGAGCCGACAACCTGTCTATGGCTATCGCCCAGTCCACACAGGGCTTTAGACAGCGGGCAGAGGCCGCGCAGAAAGAGGCAGAGGCGCTGCGTATGCGTAACCGCTTGGCTATGGAGGGCATGTCTGATGCAGAGATCAATCGTCAGCTCCAGCTTGCGGAGATTGAGAAAGAACGCACTGATCGGATCGCACAGGCGCAGAAAGAAAATCTGCCAGGCCTCAACGACTTGATGGCAAAGATCAACGAGGATGCGGCTAATGCAGAGGCGGCAATCAATGACCTAACAGAAGCGCAGCTACAAAGCTCTGATGCGTTGAGGAACTACGTCGCCACTTCGATGGAGTTTCTTACCAATGTCCGTGAGCGTATTGCAGAGATTGCTCAATCAATCGAACAGTCCATATCGCAGTCGATTATGGGAGTCGTAAGCGGCACCATGACTGCTTCAGAGGCTTTTGCCAATTTCTTTAAGAGTGTTGGTCAGTCCTTTATGCAGCTGGCTGCACAGATGATTGCCAAGCTTATTGTCATCAACCTTTTGAAGAAGGCTTTGGGCGGTTTGTTTGGTGGTGGTGCAAAGGACACATCAGGCTTAAACATCGACGGTATTGACCAGTACGTTGACCCTTCGATTTATACAGTCGAACCATTCGCAAAAGGTGGCATTGTCACTAAACCAACTAACGCGATGATCGGCGAAGGTGGCATGAACGAAGCTGTTGTGCCGCTGCCCAACGGCCGATCCATCCCTGTCGATTTAGGTAAGAATGCAGGCGGCGGTGTGACCACAAATATCACCGTTAATGTGGATCAAGGTGGAAACACCAGCACTGAGACTGACGGTGATCAAGCTAATAAGTTGGCAAATGCCATCGATGGTGCCGTGAAGCGCGTCATCATGGATGAGCGCAGAGTTGGAGGACTTCTTTACAATGGCCGACGTTAATTTAACCCTCGACCTTCGTATGGAGGTCAACGAACAAACCACACACCGTATCCGCAAGTATAGTTTTGGGGACGGCTACGAAGCTATTGCGAAAGACGGTATCAACACTAGGTTGACTGAATACAACGTCACTACCGAACCCATCAAAGACGCAACTACCCAAACGACCTTTATCGCCGATCTAGATAAGGTGGCCACGGGTGATTATTTCCTTGCTACTCTCGCACCATTTAGCACAGTCCCTCGTCGTTACAGACTAAAAGACAATACTTATTCGAGACGAATCCTCCCCTCCAACAGGGCGATGACATTTTCGTTTACTCTCGTCGAGGCTTATTCCAATGCCTAACGAAAAGCTTAGGACAGAGACAAGAAGGCTTACCCAAGACTCACCCATAACCCTTTTCCAAATCTCTGGGAATGCATCATCTATGGGAAATTCATGGTCTAACGACCTTTACTTCGTCTCTCCAGAGCAATCCGGTGGCACTGAGGTCGAGTACGTCAACCGCGAT